TGGGACGCACTCGAAGTCGTCGAGGACATGATCGAACAATATGCGCGAGCGCGAGCGTACGATCTGATGACGCCGGCAGAGTTGAACGCGGCACAGCTGCCACTCACGAAAGAGGATCTCGCGCCGATCATCGAACGGCTTGGACTGAAAGCGCAAAGAGAAAATGAAAACATTTCTACTGAAGCTTGATAACGAGGTCCATAAAGTTTGGAGTGAAGAAGCGATAGCGAAGAAGATGACGCTATCCGAATTCATTCGCTCTGCAGTGAACGCAAAGGTTGGGAATGGAAAAGCTGCAGTACATGACGCCGGAAGGGCTGCTGGAGTTCGTGCTCCACGACGGCGTGCTGGTGTCGTCGGAGCAGCTGAACGAACTTCTGTCGCATACCTCGCCAAGAATGGCACCGTCACTCAGCCGAGTCCATTCGACGTCACCGCGCGAGTCGCCGTCATCGACGTCAGAAACAAGCCCGATCTCCCCTCGGCCGTTGCCGCTGCGAGAACATCTTCTTCATTCGAGCACTCACCGAATTGTCCGTGCAAGCTCTGCGAGTCAAAGCGAAAGAAAGTGAAGAAATGAGCGAAGGTCACTTCAATGGATGGATCGGCGTCGACTTTGACGGCACGCTAGTAGAGTACGACCGCTGGCGTGGACCAGAGCACATTGGCGCTGCAATTACTGTGATGGTTCTTCGCGTACGCCACTGGCTCCATGAGGGCAGGGACGTCCGGATATTCACCGCGCGCGTTTATGCTCCGAACGACAATCCCAAAAAGCAGTGCGAAGCAGCCATCGCGATGAGGGTCATTCAGGACTGGTGCCTCAGTCAATTCGGGACGATTATCCCGGTCACTTGCGTGAAAGATTTTGGCATGATCGAGTTGTGGGATGATAGATGCGTGCAGGTCGAACCTAACACAGGGAGGCGCGTCGATGGAACCGAAGCCGCAGCCAAGAACTAAAATCGAACAACTCGAGGCACTCTTGGATAAAGAGCTGGGTTGGGACGATGTGGAGATCACGATCCTTCCAAATGGTGAGATCCGCGCGAAAGGTGATTTCAGTGAACTCGAAGTGAAGCCGAGGGTGCAGCCGCTGACCTTCAAGGAAAACCTTGGCGGCGAGTATGCGAGATTCAACACTGCATAGCAGCGTAGAATGCCGCCGCGTCGGCGATAGCCCGGGAGAACGCGAGCAGTGCTCCTGGGTTTCAATCCGAAAGGAACAAGCCGATGACCGAAGCACAGTTGCAGAATTGGTTCACGTACCACACCCCAACAGCCGATCAGCTTCCGAAGTGCCAGGCGATCCGCGAAGCTGGCCTCGCGTTCGCACGCGTGCTCGTGGAGAACACTCCGGCGAGCGCGGATCAGACTGCAGCGGTTCGCAAGATCCGCGAAGCAGTGATGACCGCGAATCAGTCCATCGCGTGCGGAGGGCAGTGACGTGATCGCGCACTCGCTGCTGGGGGTTGTCCTTGGAATGTTGTTTGGTGGCTTCTTCGTGAAAGTGTTTTGGCCACGAATCGAAGTCGCTGTCGTGAACGAGGACAAGCCTGAGCCAGAGCCCGAGCCAGAGAAAGCTCCGCATATGGTGCGGGTCGAGTACTTCAATAGCTGCGGCGATGTAGTGAAGCACATCGACGTCTTTGCGACCACATTGTACTACCCAACTGATGGATCTCTTCGCGTGGAGCAGAGCGACGGCACGGCCGCAGTGTTTGCGTCCGGACACTGGATCGCGGCGTACGTTTTCGCGGAGGAAAAGAAAGCAGAGGAGAAAACTTGATGGACAATCGAAACCCATCCCCAAGAAAGATAGGCCCGGGTGCGGCACTGGCTGGAGCATTCGACAAACGACCTACTGCTTGCGCTGCCGACCAATCGTTGGTGGCCAAGGAACCACGCCAGCCGGAAATTGGTGACCTGTTGGAGTGCCAAGAAGGTCTATTGAAAGAACTGTACGAGAAATTCACGGTGCTAGAGGAAAGGCTTTCGCAGATCTGTAAGGCAGAGATCGGATCTGATGATTCTTCGCGGTGCTTCAGAGAGCCTGACTCGAAAGTCGGATCCATCCTTGCCGAACACTGCAGGAATATGGCGGGACTGGTTGAACGGATCGAGGATCTCTACAAGCGTCTGGAGATCTGATGGCGCAGGACTGGGAGCGGTGGAAACGGAAGCGATTCTACTTCTTTATCGTCGACGGAAGTTTCTCTCACGATGATCTTGGGTGGGAGTTCTGGTTCCGCACGCCGCTCTTTTTCTTTCACGTTTACAGGAACTGGGAAAACTTCACTTACATATCGCGAACCAACGGTTGGAGTGTGGGACTGATCACGCGCTGGCCGATAGAAGATGGCGGCAAGATGTACAGATGGATGTGGAAGAGGGAAACCGTGGCAGAACAATCCAATCAACAGAACCAGGCGGTGCCGGATCCAAATCTGATCTCACCAAAGTTTTTCAATCAAGTGTCGCAGATCGCGCACTTCTTCACGACCTATGCGATCACGCTCACGATGTGGCTGCTCAACTGGAAGCTGGGAGTCACCGCGTTTCTCGGATGCATCTGCTATGCGGTGGGCCACGAGTTCTGGTGGGATCCAACGCACGAGAACGCAGCGACGCGAGGATCTGATTTCGAGGACTTCTTTTGGCTCTGCGCTGGTGCGTTCGTCGCGCTGTTCGTATCGCTATTCCTGAAACGCTGATGCGGGACGATTCACACAACTTCGAGCGGGGTGTGATTAGGATGGCTTCCACTGTTATTGGTCTTATTCTGAAGTCGATGGTGCTCGTGCAATTGTGGGATTGGTTTGTCATTCCGAAGTTCGTGGCCGCACCGCGTTTTGGTTGGGGTGAGATGTGGGGGTTGGTCCTCGCTGTTCGCGCTATCTCCGTGCCGATGAATGGCGAGGATACAAAAGAGGATCCGAAGTGGACTTGGCTGCACGCCGTGACGTGGAACTTCGCTGCACCCGGGCTGCTCTACGCTAACGGCTGGTTCATTCACTGGCTCTTGAGGTGATCGATGGCGTTCATTCACCGACACCTTCGAAATGTGAAAGCGCGGGTGATGGTCGCCAAGGGCGGCGAGAAGCTGCAGAAGCGCGTAGTGTGCAAGATCTTCATCGGGAAGATGAAGCCGATGATCCATCCGTTCGTCGCGCCGGCGGGAAAAGGATATTCCGAGGACGACGTCTACATGATCAGGGCGAGGGTGATCGATCATCTGGACCACAAATTTCCCCTGATCGAGTTCAACGAAGTAGAAATCAGTCAGAACCAATTCAATTATGTGGCGTGCGGTGCGCGGAGCATGCTGCAACAACCGGAGCTGAACGATGAGCAACGAGGAGAAGCCGAAGGAGCTGTCAGCGGAGGATCTGGTGGACCAACTCTCACAGAGCAAATCGCCAGAGCCATCGATGGAGCAGGTGGTGGCCGAGAAGGTGATGAGCAAGGTGACGGAGATGCCCCAGCCGCCGGATCAGGAGACGAAGAACGAAGCGGAGGAGATCCCGGGCCCGACGGAGGCACCGAAGATCACGATATCGCAGCCGGATCCACCGCGCATGCCAAAGATGCCGCAGCCGCAGAAGTCGATCCATCTAGACATGCAGATGGAGACAATCGGCCGAAAGATCTGCAAGATCAAGGGCCACACGATCAGCGGGATCGTTCTGCACACGACGCAGCTGGATAAGAACTCAACGCCCTTCCCATCACAGAACACCATCGTGATCTGTACGGTGTGCGGTGCATCGCTGGCGCAAATTCGCGGCTGAGTGTAAACTTCTTTCGATTGCTGGGGAGTTGGGAGCTGTCGTCTTGGGAGGGAAGGCAGCTCCTGACATCAAATGAAAGTCACCAACCCTACCGAGTCACTCAAAGATTATCATCCAGACGAAATCGTGAGCTGGGACGATTTCTACAAGCCGTGGCCGAAGCAGCAGTACTTCCACGACGTCCAGTGCAAGCACCGCCTGCAGATCGGTTCGTTCGGATCCGGAAAATCAAAGCCGCTGTTGATGGAAGCGGTCATGGTGTGTCAGGAGAACCCGGGCGTCAACGCGATCATCCTCCGGAAGACGATGCCGGATCTGAAGCGCACGGTGATCGACAAGTTCGACTCCGATATTCCGAAGGGTCTGTACGAGCGTGGCTCGCAGGAAAAAGGCACGTTCAACAAGAGCGACCACATCGTTTTCTTCCCACCGCAGTTCGTTCCTCTCTACGACGCCGTTACCCTCGAGCCGATAATGAGTCCATTCGACGGCAAGCAGATGCGCGGGTGGAAGCAGAGCAAACTTTATTTCGCCGCGTGCGAAACGGAGAAGGACGTCGGCAAGTATCTGTCGACGGAGTATGCGTTCGTTGGCTTCGAAGAGTTGGGCGAATTCCCGTACTCGATCTACGACGCGATGGAAGGCCGCAACAGAACGACTGTGCCGGGAGTTGTGGCACGCATGGGTGCAGCAACCAACCCGATGGGCGTGGGCTGGAGCTGGATCAAGAAAGTCTTCATCGACAAGAAGCCGTGCGCCGGAATGGATCCGGAGAAATACAACCCGGCCGACTACTGCTATATCCACTCCACGATTGAAGACAACCCGATTCTTTTTCAGGACAAGGCGTACGTCAACTCGCTCGAGAAGTCGCCACTGCGTGATCGCATTCGCTACGGAAGGCTCGATGCGACGACTGGTCAGTACTTCGACAACTGGGACGATAAGCGCCACGTCAGGCCAGCGAGCGATTTCATCTTCGAAGCGTGGCAGCCTGTGTGGATCGGCTGGGACTATGGCTTCGGTCACTACGCCACGATCATCTTCATGACGAAGGCAACGCTGAAACCGCGCTGGGAAGGCGCGAAGCCGAAGATCGTGAACGTGGTGCTCAGGGAAATCTACCTCGAAGAGAAAACACCAGAGGAGCAAACGGCCGCGCTGATCTCCGCGATCCCGCGCATCAAAGATCAGGATGGCGACGATGCTGGTTTCTTGTGGCCCGTCGAGAGCATTCACTTTTCGTGGGAGCGGTTCAATCGCGTAAGCAGCAACAGAACCATCGCGCAGGAAGTTTCGGATCTGCTGCAGGCTGCAGGACTGCCGCCAGTGACGCGCAGCAACAACGACCGCGTCGCCGGATGGGTGAAGATCTATTCGATACTGGACTCGGAGGACTTCTTCATCCTGCAGTCCGATGGGCTGCACCGGGGCGCTCCGCAGCTCGCTGAAGCGATCCCACTGCTGGTGCGCGGCGATGGCGTGACGACGTCGCTCGAGGACGTGGTGAAGCCGACGGGGAAGAGTTTGGTCGATGACCTCGGCGATGCTTTGCGATATGCTATCGCTGGTGTTTTGCTGGATGCCGAGGACAAGCCCGAGGAAGTAAAGCTTCGCGAGAAGCTGGCCGGGATCAAGGATCAGATGGCGCGCCACGTTGCCGCGTACAAGGACTGGAGCGCGAAGAACAGACCGAAGCCGCCAGTGGGACCGAGCGTGCCGAGCTGGGTGAACAAGGTAAGGACAAATCGATGAACGACGTTCCATTTAGCTTTCAAGCTGTACTCGATGGCCACTGGGAGTTTTATCACGATGACGACTGCGGGGCTGTCTTAGATCCAGAAACAAAAAAGTGTTCCGCTTGCGGGTGGCGTCCCGACATGCAGAGTATGGGCGCACGCAGAATCAAGAAAGGAAAGCCGACGAGCAACGAGATAGATCAGAAGCTTTTGTATCTATTGAGCACCACCGATGCGATGAAGTGGGCCCAAGCGTTTAAGGAAACTGCACGCAAGCTCTATCCGCAGGCAGATCTCGACGAGGGCTGGTTGGTGGGCTGGTTCGCGAACGCGATCGAGACGGCGCGAAGGATTACCGAGCGCAAGTACGAAGGCAACCCCACCGAGCATCCATTCTGGCGAGTGGGCAAGAAACCATTTGCCGACAAGACCGACGCCGACAAAGTGATGCTCACCGCGATCCTGCTGCTGTCGACGCGCGGCGACGTTTACCTTGCTGGTCCCGAGGGCGAAGACGTTCCGTGTTCTGCGCTCACGATGGAAGGGATCTTCGAGCGGCTGAAGTACCAGCACGACGAAAAACTGATGGCGCACACGCGATGAAGTTCTTCCACAAATCGCGGCAGCAGGGAACGGGAGAACGTCTGGACCGGATCGCCGCGCTCGACGAGCTATTCGCGCAGAACAGAATGTTTATCGACGCAAACTTGATCGAGTACCTGAGGCTGCGGCCGAGAGCAATCGATGTGGAGTTCCGCGTCGTCCAAGAACCAAAAGAGTTGCCGTGGTCCGAGAAGGATGGAACGTGGATCGCGCCGGAAGGCTTGAACACCACAACTGGCCATGGAACGTAGAAACTTTTTCCGCATGATGCTGGGAGTCGCTGCAGCCACCGCGTTGCCGAGCGAGATCTGGCCGTTCAAGAAGATCTTCCTGCCGGCGACACCAGAAATAATTCCCGGTACGTACGCTGCTCTTTCTCGCGCCACCTATTCTGGGCGTCTTCCGGTTTCATTGCGGATGTCGGATGTCACAGCCGTCGAGCTGGAGGCATTCGCAAAGCGCATCCCCGAATTATTTCGCAACCATGATGCACTCTACAGGCTGTTCTGCGGCCGCACGATGATCAATCCCGAGCTGATCGGAAGCCGACCACAGGCTTTGGTTCCACTGAAAGATTTTCTGGAGGACGACTACAATGAGTTTGACGATTTTTAGGAACCGCAGAGCGGAATTCGCCGAAGCGTTGCTCGAACACACCGATCACCAGTTTCGCCAGCAACTCGAACAGCTTAAAACAGAGCACTGGGCAGTGATCAATAAATTGTGCGTTGCCCACGATGCACACCGCGCTTCCATCGAGGCGCTTCACGTTTCCATGGAATACGAAGCGATGCGCGAACGCGCTGATCTGAAAAAGGCTCACGCCGAAGAGCTGAACCGTGTTATAGATGAGAATCAGAAGTTGAAGGACGATATGGATCGCCTCCGACTTCTGCTGACCCCAGCACTTCAAAGCGTGGAGCTACCGAAGGAAAGAACAGCAACGCCGTCACCCAAGGAAGAAACACTCACTGGGACTCCCTGGCAGCGTGTGTTGAAACGCGAAACCGCAATGCAGACAGAGAATCCAAAATTGCGTCGAGCGATGGAAGCCGCAGCGAAAACGGCGGCCGACAAAGGAGAGTCCCATGGCAGTAGCAGCGAAGGACGGAACGATGCATCACTCGGCGGGGAAAGCAAGCCTGCATGATTCGATGTCGAAAGGTGCCGAGAAGAAACAGAACGTAGCCCCGATGAAGAAACCTGCAGGCCAGAGCGAAGCTGGTGGCAGCGCAAAAGCACATCCCCCAATTCCCCAAAATCATCAGCACATGGCAGGACCGCACCAAACTCCCTCGGAGACTCCGATCCACGAGCACGTTGCGGAGCACGGTCCAGCAACCCACGTCATGCACGCGCACGATGAGGCGACGGGCAAGCATCACGTCACTTCCCATCACGGCGGCATGGGCGAGAACATGCACCACTCGGTTCACGACTCGGCCGAGGAAGCACATTCTCACATGGGCGAGGCGATGCAGGGCGAGCCCGAGACGGACGAAGAAATAAACGAAGGCGAGGCCGACGAGAATCCGGCCGAAACCGAGAGCACCGCTTACAAGGGCAAGATCCCCGGGCTCGTATAGTCGGAGGATCTCGCGATGCCGTTCACCCGTAGAGAGGTGCGCTTCTTGTTCAGCAGTGGCTCACCTCTATCCACAGAAAAAAAAGAAAAGATGAAGGCCGAGCTGCACGCTGATCCGGCGCTCGGCCATCAGCGTCGTGGGAGTGCTGCGATGAAACGCGGACCTCGCATGGCGCAGCACTTTCGCGAAGCTCGAAGGTAAGTAATGGCCCTAACGAAAGCACAGAAAGAAGCTCAGGAACGCTACAAAAAGAAAGATCCGGAGCGCAAGAGGCGGCAGACTAGAGAGAATTGGGCAAGGCATCGGCAGCCGTATGCAGAGAGGGGTAGAAGGAATCGTGCTGAACGAAAGATTTTGGTTCTTGCGAAGTACGGGCCAGAAGGAAAGATTCAGTGTTCTTGGCCAGCCTGCGAGGTGATTGATCCAGACATGTTGACCATTGACCACATCGGAAACGACGGCTATCTCAGCCGGAAAAGCGTAAAGAGTGGCGCTCCGTTTCACCAGTGGTTGGAAACCAACGACTTTCCGCCGGGGTATCAGACGTTGTGTTGGAATCACCAGTGGAAAAAGGAAATAATGCGACGAAAGGAGGCACGCCGATGAGTGAGAAGCAAGTCGAAGAGAAGAAAATCTTCGAGCACGAAATGAACGGTGGGTTCATAACGAAAGGTCTTGCCGAATACGTCAAGGGCAAGATCCGCGAGATGGATCCGAAAGTGAAGATCGATCACCTCGAGATGGCGAAGTCGCAGTGGAAGAAGTTGGTGGGGATGTACGCCGAGGCCGAGGACGGCGCCATGAAGGAAGGTAATCTGGAGTTCGTTACGCTCCTCGTGGTTCTTAGCAAGTACGTTCCGGAATCGGAGATCCGCTACTGCGCGAAGGACGGCACGGTGGTGGGAAAGATCGTCGGAGCAGAGCGTTGATCAATATCGACAACTGCGGTGCATTCCTCGACGAGAAGACGGCGGCATTCGCACTGGGTCGAGTCGGTGAAGCTACCAGCATCGTGATGCACCCAGTGCAAATTGTGTGCGCTACGCTCTACATGAATGTGTTGTCCGAACGTCCTCGAAACGGAAGCGAATTTGATGGCCATTCGTATCAGGGCAGGAAAATCATTCCGGATAAAGGTCTGCCTCCGACAGTCGTGGAATTCAGGAACGCGAACAATCAAACAGTGTGCCTGATCAAGAATCTCGCGTGCCCCAAGGAAGCGATGGCGGTATATGGATGAGCAAAAAAAGATCAACGACAAGGCGGTCCACGGTGAAGTTGGGACTGGCTACCAGGGCCCGGGTGACGGACCTTTTCGTTGTTCGAACTGCGAATACTTCAACTCGTCGACGGATGGCTGCAGTGGCGAGAATATGAAGAAGCTTTCCGAGCGGCCGAAGTTGCCGAGCGGTGATGTGCGAGTAGATCCCGAGGGGTGCTGCGTCTACTTCGAGAGTCAGGATGAATGACCAGCTCACGCTCGCGGATCAGTATTTGCTTTTGGGTCTGAAGTTGAAAGACGACGGAAGGATTCGCTGCATGTTTTGCCATCGTTACGCAACAGCACTACCGGGAGAGAGTGGCGTGAAGGTGGTTCATGTGCCAGATTGCATGGCGGCGAAACTGTTCAACGCACCGGAGGTAAGTGATGGCAAATAACTGGATGAAGAAAGAAGGCGAACGCGAGAAGCACGCCGGCACGAAAGGCAGCTTCACGAAGATCGCCAAGTCGCACGGCCGCTCGGTTCATGCCGAAGCGGAGCACGACAAGCACAAGAGTGGAAAGGTCGGCGGGAAGGCGCGAATGGCACTAGCATTCGCAGCAGCAAGGCATTAACCGGGAGTCAGGGGATACCGTGGCAACTGCAGTCGCACCGCTTAAACAAAAAACGAAGATGACTTCTGAGGAGCGCGCCAAGAAGTATGGAATTGGTGTGCTCGCCGGACTCGAGTGGAGTCCTGTCAAAAACGCAGAGCCAACTGATGATCAAAAAGCTGCGCTGAAGTTTCTCGTCAGCAAACATAAAAAGCGCGACTACCCAGCTCGCCTGATCGAAGTGATTCAGGCATGGGAAGCCGCGCTCTTCTATCGTGGCTTCCAGTTCCTGATCCCGCAACGCGGCGGCGGCTGGCTCATCCCGGGAGAAAGCACGGGATACGGTCCAACGATGCAGATGGATCTCGCGCTCCTGCCCACGAATATTTACTCCGCTCGAGGGCAGATGATCATCGCAGCCCTGACGCGAACAGTTCCTTCGGTTCGCTTCATGCCACAGGAAGCGGTGAATGATGCCCAGATCACGGCAGCAGACTCGGCCGACAAGTTTGTGAAGGTGATCGCAAGGAACAACGATCTGATCATGGTGCAAACCGATGCATCGCGGATCTTGTGGAACGACGGAAGATTTGGTTATTGGTCGCGTTTTGTGAAAGACGGTCAGAGATTTGGTTGGGAAGAAGATGATCAACCGGACGACATCGTACCCGAAGACGAGCCCCCCGACGCTGGAGTATCCAACGTCGAAGCTGCTGCGGGTGTCGAAACTCCTGAGTCTGAAGAGACGGCCATGGAATCGGGTGAGGCTGGCCACACGGAAGAGGGAGTGGAGAGATCGGATCTGGAAGAAAATCCAGAACAAGAAAATATCGGCACGAGCGATCTCGAGGGCGGCGAAGAAGAAGTCGAGACTGAAGAGGAAGAGTCGCAGGAAGAAGAGAACGTGCCTGTCTCAGAGCGT